CAAAAACTCTTGTCTTGCTGCTTTTCTTTCCATTTCCTTTTTATAAGACTGTAGCTGAGCTAAGTTAACTTTTTTAGATTTCTTTAAAGATTCTACCAACTCGTCAGCAGCTTTACGCTCTCCTTCTGTTGGGTTAGCTCCAAAAGCTCTTAATTTTTGAATCATCTTATTCTTGACCAAATACTCAAACTCACCAACATCGCCAGCCGTTGTGCCAAGGAAGTCAGTAATTGCTTTAGCAAACACAGGTTGAAAACCACCAGTGTCTATTTGATTTTGAATATCAATCAGCCTGTCTGCGGTGTATATTGCCTCTTGTGTTTCAGAGAATGTTTCAGCAGCGTCTGCCTGTATTTGGGCAAAACCTTTCCCTACAATTTTACCAGTTGATGTGGAGATTTCTCTTGCCTTACGTTCTGCTGGAGTTTCTCCAGAATCTCCAACAACAGTAACAGCACCAGAAGGCTGTGATGGGGCGTTAGGAGTTACAGGAGAATACACGGTTTTTGCTGCGTTTCCATCTTCAGTAGGATCAAGAGATTGAGTAACGTAATATAGGTTTTCGTTTTCGTCTTTGACCAGCTTAGTACCACCAAATTGATTTTTAGTGCTTCCTGCTTTTTCTTTAAAATCTTTCCAGTTAGCTGCTGTAATTAGTGGAGTGTCTCCCTTTGCTGCATCTGCAAAAGAAGGGTAATTTGCTTCTAGGTATTTAACCAATGCTTTTTGCTGACCAGCAGAGAAGTCTTGTACTTTCTTTTCCTTTACTAACTCCGCAGCCTTCTCAGGATCAGCAATGCCCAACAACTTAATAAACTTCTGTTGATATTCTGGATCGTTCCTATCAAGTTTAAGCAACTCAGTCTTAGCCATGTCTACAGGGTTTTGCTGTGACGGCATACCAAACAAACCTTCACCAGCACGTTGCATTCCTTGCACCTGCTGTGCTCCAAAAGCCATGCGTTGCTGTGCTGCCGTGGGCAAAGAGAAAGGGTCTATTTGTTGGTTCTGTCCACTGATGCCTGTGAGCAAACCTGCGTAATCAATATTAGCCATTATTAAGCTCCTGTAGGAGTAGGTGTTGGAGTTGCTGTAGGCTCTTCTTTTTTATCGCCTAGCCAGCTATTCAAAATGCTGCCCAATAAACCACCAGAAGCTGAAGGATTGTCTTTACCAATAGCTGCATAAATCTGAGCAATCTTAGCTTGATCAAGAGGACTTGTTTGTTGACCTAATAATAAATTCATTAGTCCTTGTTGCTGTTGTAGCTGCAGACGGTTGCCTAAGTCTTGTCCTTGAATATATCCTTCAATACCTCTACCAGACATTTGAGCACCAAGCTCTGCGCCAGTACGCTGTCCAGCGGCTGTGTAGCCAGCAGGGACTTGACTTGCTTCCAGTAGCGACAGTGCTTGCTGCTGTGGTTGATAACCAGCGCCTAATAAGCCTGTAGCGCCTGCTAGAGCCTGCTGTTGTTCTGCCATAGCCTGCTGACGAGCCGCCAGAGACGCACCAGCCATAGCCTCTTGACGTGCCTTCTCATACGCAAACTGCTCTGGTGAGCCACCGTACTGAGCAGTCTGTAGACCACCACGACCACTAGCAAACAAGTTCTCCTGCATTGCCAAACGCTGACGTTCTTCCTCTGGCATCTGCGTAGCTCTGATCTGCTCATAGATAGCTGCTTGTTGTGCGGCAGGGTCTTGACCAACTTGACCAAACAAGTTCTGAGCCTGTCCCATCAATTGATTCTGAAACGCTTGCTGCTGAGGAGAAAGATTAACACCAAAGCCACCTTCAGCAGTAGTGCCTACGTTAGCTAAACCACTTGTAACAGTGTATGGTTTAAATGTAGAGTAATCTCTGGCTTGCTGCCCCGCTTGCTCAGACAGCATTCTGGCTTGTTCTCCAGAGGCTTGAGCACCCTTAATGTTTTCTTGACTTAAATAATAACTACCAAGACCACCGAGAGCACCTGTAATAGTATCTTGATTGCCTGTTAAAAAATCCATTATCTCATTCGCCATTAGAATGTACCTCCAGTAATAGTGCCAGCCGTTAGCGTACCTGACACATTGACGGTGACGGCTGTCATTGTTCCTGTAAAGGTAGGATCAGCTTTATTAGATTTAGAATTGACAGCAGTAGCAATGTTGTCAAACTCAGTGTTGATTTCAGTACCCTTAACAATCTTAGCGGGATCGCCAGAACTGAGGGAGTCCTTAGTTGCAAAGTTAGTTGTCTTAGTATAATTAGACATTAGATAAGTCTCCCTAGTAGAGCGTGTATGTCGATCTTTTGAATTGAGAAAGCAGAGTTGTTAATCTGAGCTTCGATACCTACTGTTACAACAGAGCCGTTACCACTAGCGTTTACTTTTGGTGTGTTAATAACAACAGCAGCAGAATACTCAGCAGTTGTGTTATACTCGCTAATGCCATACTCAGCTAAATTAGTAGAACCAAAAATAAAAGGTTGCTTTGTATAATCAGATGTGTAATCATAGCCCCAGTTGAGCGTTGTAGGCGTAGACTGTCCACCAATAATAGTTAAGTTAAACTTCTTCAAAAACTTCAAGTTAGCTGGGCTTTGGAAGTCAAGTGGGTTACTGAAATAACGTAGCTGATACTGTTCTGTATCGTCTAAGTAACCACTATATTCTACAATGCCGTCAGACACTCCCATGTGAATAGTGCCATCGTCACAACGAGCAAAGACGTTAACACCCATCCCAGACCATGTTGTAACCCTATGTGAATCATTCTCTAGCGGGACACGCATGTCAAAACAATATATTATACCACTATCTGGAAAAGAAAGCAAGTAAAAAGCTTCTTCTTGGCTGTATAAAGATTTGATAGGATTGTTCTGCTGTTGAATCAAACTAACCAAGTCATTCCGAACATTCTTGCTGATGTCTCTCATTGGCAAAGACTTCTCTTGAATAGTCCTTCCCAGCGTACGCACACCTGTATTAGATAAAAATATAAGGTCTGTCCCAGTGTGCTGTACAGAATCACGAGAAACACAACCAACGCCTGCTACGGTGTCTGCAAGCGTCATAGTGCTTGGAGACTTAGCACCGCTATAGGTAAGTATAGACTTCTTACCAAAGATGATTAGAAAGCCATTGTGAGCCGCTAGTGCCACTATCTCGTCAAAGCCTTCTGGCCATACGTTAGTTAAGTCTAAGCTGCCTGAAGAGCCTCCTGTCCAATGTGCACCGTCTAGTAAATCACTCCAGTAAACAGTGTGCTTGTTACCTACTACATCAGCTACCCACAAGCGTCCAAAAGCGGCTAGAGCTTCGTTGCCTTGCGGCATAGTTCCTGTGCTATGCGAGTGTGTGCTTATACGCTCTAGTGTAAACGGAGCAGCTTCATTAGTGCCTATCAACGGCTCGTGTCCACTCTGTACCATATATACATGGTTAGCCAGTGTGACGCACTTCCAATTGTTTGCTGTTGCTATATAACCTGCTGGCGTGTAATCAACCAACGTAGTATCACCAACAAATACTTTTAAATTACCTGCTGATAGCAACCTTCTATCGCCACTATAGTCAATAAACTGATGCAGCGTCTCTATTCCTCTGCTGCTGCCCAGCAAAGAAGCTCCGTTGGTTGTTGAGTACTGATAGCCCTTCCTAGCTCCGATACGTCCTAGCTGATCAATAACACAGTTGTCAGCTACAGCGGCAAACGAAGGGTCTAAACCAATAGGAGAGTCTTGGGTGTTTAAACCAAAAAATCCTGGGGCTGAGATTGTAATGTTCTGTAATTGTTGAGCCATTATACAGTCGTCCAGATAGTCTCTTCAGGATGTCTAGCAGCGTCTAAGGCAATAGCGTCTGACAAGGTACGATCAGCTAAAGCAAACAACTCTGCTGAGCTTGTTCCACCAGTCTCACCACGTTCTCTAGCGCCTAACGCTGTTGCTATCTGAATCACTGGTGACGAAGGTATTGACATTGTGTCAGTGTTTTCTGTCATGTCTGCTGTACGCAGCACCACGTTAAAGCGTAGCTGATAAGCACCGTCAGGGGCTGGGTAGAGGTCTACACCGCTATCGCCATTACTATCAATACCGTTCCAGCTGTAGTACTTAGGAGCTGCGTAGGGTATGTTAGCTTGGACGAGGAAGGCATTGTTCATCCACGTTGATGGACGATACTCCATAAACCAGTTAGAAGAGTCGTTAATAACGTCCAACACCTTGATGCGGTCTTGTGAGTCAACTAGCGTGTAGTTATAAACATTAGCTACTGTAGACACTGTTAGCGTTGTACGCAGTGCTGTCCAGTCCCAAGCATCTTCTACGGTTCGTTTAGCATCGTTGACAAACTCCCCAATAAGTTTTGAATAGTTATTTTGATTAACAGAGTCTACTTCGTTCTCACGGAGTCTGCGTAGAACACTATTTACTAACTGTAGATATGTCATTATGAGTAGAACCTCTTTGTTGTGTCTTGATTTGTCAACATACCTTGAGAATAAGGATTGTTTATTGATGGCTGTTGTAGTTGAACATAGGGTGCTATTTCTTGGTTGCTTCCTATCTTGACATTAGATTTAAACAAATCAGCAAATAACAAGTCTGTTGTGCGTGTAGGAGATAGCATACCGCCTACGCCTGCAATACCTGTACCTGTGCCTGTGTCTTCTCCTTCACCAGTTCCTTCACCAGTGCCTTCACCAGTTCCTGTACCTCCACCAGTCCCTTCACCAGTGCCAGTGCCTGTACCAGTTCCTGCGCCTGCTCCTGCGCCTGTCTCTGCTTCTCCAGAACCTGCGCCACCGCCTGTAGTGCCGCCACCAGCGCCTCCTCCTACATCAGTACCTACACCACCGCCTCCAGCGCCTGTAGTGCCACTAGTAGACGTGGTATCAGAAGGAATGCCTGTAGAAAGATCAGTAGAAGGGTCTTGTCCTGTGCCTACAGCAGGATCAGTAGAGCCAGCAGCCGTACCTACTTCTACTGTAGTATCTGTAGGAAGACCTGTAGAGGGATCAGGGGTGTCCACTTCTGATCTTAAAGCGTCTAAGATTGCTTTAACAATGTCAGAAGGTTCTCCTCCTTGGCCACTTCCCATGTTATGCTCATAGTCATACAGCTCAGTTTCAGAGACAACACCATCTTTGTTAGCATCTAGAGTATCAAAAGAACCGCCTAACCAACCATCAGGATAACGAGCCTCAAAAGTTTCTGCATCTAACGTAGGTTCTTCGTAAGGAACTTCTATGTACTCAGGAGGATAATCAGCGTATACCTCTTCTTTAGGTACACCAGCTCTAACTTCTTCTAGGTGGTTTCCACCCATCCTTTTGTATTCTTGCTCTAAACGCTCCTTAAGAACAGGGTCTGTTTCGTTTAGAATCATGTCATAGATTTGTCTTTGTATGAAAACATCCCTAGATTCTGGATCAAAATCAGGATTAGGTACGCTCATTGTGTCTGTCAGATCAGGATCGTATCCTTCTTCCTGAGCAAGACCACCAGAACCTGAAGTGCTGGGTATACCTGAGCCTTCTTCTGGTATTCCAGTGCCTGAAGAACCTGCGCCAGTTTCACCACCGCCAGCACCATCACCACCGCCAGCACCACCGCCAGCGTCTGCAGGAGGTTCGTACACAATAGGCTCTTGGTCATAGATAGGCGTTACATCTGGCTGTTCACTAGGAGGCATATCAGGAGTTGTGCCAGTAACTATTGTTTCATCACCTGACGCAGGATCAGTAATAGTTGTGGTTCCTTCTTGAGCTAATCTAGCTTCTTCAGCCAGTCGATCAGCCTCAGCTTGTTCAGCAACTATCTTGTCTTGCTCTGCTTTATTTGCAATTTCTTGTTGACGATCAGCTTCAGCCTGTGCTTCTCTCGCTAGTCTTTCTTGTTCTAGTGCTGTTGCTGCGTCCTTCTCTGCTTTAGCTGCGTCAGCGGCTGCTTTAGCGTCTGCTGCTGCTTTGTCTGCTGCTGCCTGCGCTGCTGCTCTATCTGCCTCTGCTTTCTCTGCTGCCGCCTTGTTAGCCGCTGCTTGCTCTGCCGCTGCTTTAGCTGCTTCTTGTTCTATTCGTTGTGTTTCAGCTTCTTGTTCTGCTTTAGCTTGAGCTTCTGCAGCAGCCTTGGCTTCAGCGTCTGCTTTAGCTTGTGCGTCTGCAGCAGCTTTAGCATCTGCTGCAGCTTTTGCTTGAGCTGCTTTAGCCGCTTCAAGTGTAGAAAGATCAGCTGCTTCTTGTTCTAACTTATCTGCTTTAGCTTTAGCATCTGCAGCGGCTTTAGCATCTGCAGCAGCTTTCTCTTGTGCAGCTTGAGCATCTGCTGCAGCTTTGTCACGAGCTGCTTGAGCTTCTGCAGCAGCTTTAGCATCTGCAGCAGCCTTAGCATCAGCAGCGGCTTTTGCGTCAGCAGCAGCTTTAGCGTCTGCAGCAGCCTTAGCATCTGCTGCGGCTTTAGCTTCTGCAGCGGCTTTAGCTTGCGCTTCTGCGGCTGCTTTAGCTTCTGCGTCTGCCTTAGCTTTTGCATCTGCAGCGGCTTTAGCATCTGCTGCAGCTTTGGCATCTGCTGCAGCTTTGGCATCTGCGGCGGCTTTTGCGTCAGCAGCCGCCTTAGCCTGTGCGTCTGCAGCAGCCTTAGCTTCTGCGTCTGCCTTAGCTTTGGCATCAGCAGCGGCTTTAGCTTCTGCAGCAGCTTTCTCTTGGGCAGCTTTAGCGGCTGCAGCAGCTTTCGCGTTTGCCGCAGCTTTAGCGTCTGCGTCTGCTTTAGCTTTAGCATCTGCGGCGGCTTTAGCTTCTGCAGCAGCTTTAGCCTGTGCGTCTGCAGCAGCCTTGGCTTCAGCGTCTGCTTTAGCTTTAGCGTCTGCTGCAGCTTTGGCATCTGCAGCGGCTTTAGCGTCAGCTGCGGCTTTAGCGTCTGCGGCAGCTTTTGCGTCTGCAGCGGCTTTAGCTTGTGCATCGGCGGCTGCTTTGGCTTCAGCGTCTGCTTTAGCTTTAGCATCTGCAGCAGCTTTAGCATCAGCTGCGGCTTTAGCATCTGCAGCAGCTTTAGCGTCTGCAGCGGCTTTAGCGTCTGCTTTAGCTTTAGCATCTGCAGCAGCTTTAGCATCAGCAGCAGCTTTAGCGTCTGCTGCGGCTTTAGCATCTGCAGCAGCTTTAGCGTCTGCAGCGGCTTTAGCGTCTGCAGCGGCTTTAGCGTCTGCTCTGGCTTTTGCTTGAGCTTCTGCTTCAGCTCTTGCGTCAGCAGCGGCCTTAGCAGTTGGGTCTTCAGTTTGTATGTTGTCTTTTATTTCATTAACTATGTCAAAAATACTGCCTGTTGTGTCAGTTAATAAATCAGCTATACTTGAGTTAACACTATTGTCTAATAAATTATAAATAATACCGTCTGTTGACGCAGCGTTTCCATAAATATCAACTGGGTTAGTGTCTATCCCTGCGTCTGCTCCTTCTCCTAAAGGCCCTAATAAATCTTTAAAAGTAACGCCAAAAACACTTGGAGCCATTTCTGTAGCGGCTAATACAGAATTATACATTGCCTCTGCTTCTGCTGCTGTTGTAATAGTACCAGCAGCAATTGCACTTTCTACTGCAGCGTCAGCAGCGCTTTGTGCTTCTGCTAGTGTAGCTCCTTCTAATGTGCCTAGATACTTTAACCCAGCACTTGCTAGTTGTATATAATCTGCTGTTGTTAAAGACTGTCCATTTGCTACCTTAGCTGCTGCAAGAACTGCTTGTCCAGCAGGGCCGAACACACTAGCAATCATTGACGCGGGAGCGCTGTTTAATACTTTATCCCAACTAGAACGCTTGTCTAAAGACTCTCCACCAACACTGCTTCCTAAGTTACCTAACAAAAGCGGGTCTGTCCTGTCTGTGCCTTTTTTGACACCTCCGCTAACTGTGGGATCAAGAAGATTAACTTCTCTGTAAGAATTTAAACTTTTACTGACGTTTTTAGGAGCTTCGTATAAAACACCCTGATCAATAAGATAAATACTATTTGGATTTTGGCTCTGTAACAAACCAGCAGCCGCTTGTAAATAAGAATCTTTATTTAAATTACCAGCCTTATAATCGTTATAAAAATAAGTTAATTGTTTTCTGTTATCTAACTGATTAAAAATAGTAGAGAACTCAGCAGGGTTAGATTGCTGAAGATTTTTTAAATTCTGAAATTGAGTATCGTTTACTTTGTAAAATAAAATGTCCTCAACCTTTTGAAGTTCATCATCTGTTAATATCTTATTTCCTAAGTCAGTAGATGTTACTCCGTATTTTTCTAAACGGTTATTTTGTTCGTCAATTCTTTTTTCTTGTTCTGTCCAAGTAGCTCTCTCAGCTTTGTTAGCTACGTTTACAGGGTCGGTCATAGCTTTAGCTAGAGCTGCTTGTCTCTGTTCTTTTGTTAAGTTGGGAGTTTCTTCATAAATACCGTAAGGGTTTGTTAAAGTTATAGGTGCTGTCAGCTTATCTAATCTTGCCCAATCAGAAGCATCAAATGCTTTTGTATTAACTACTGGGCGCGCAGCTGTTGCTTTGACCACAGGAGCTGGCGTAGGAGTAGGAGTAGGAGTAGGAGTTGGCGTAGGCGTAGGCGTTGGCGTTTTAGCAGCCGCAGCAGCCGCAGCAGCCGCAGCAGCCGCAGCAGCTCTTTCTCTTGGTGTACCGCGTCCAGAAGGAGATAATGCCATAAGTTACTTCCTCATTTCCATAATCTTACTAGCGCCTCTAATACCAAAGCTAGAACTGATAGCTATGAATAATAAATATTGATACCACTCTGGCAACTTCTCTAATGCTACAAACCCTTCAGCAACTCTGTGTATCACAGTTACGTCATTGGCAGCAATAGCATAACCAACCATAAACACTGGTATAGCTAACACAAGAGTCCAGAACTCATCTTTCCAGCTATCACCAGACGCTTCAGCCATCTTGGTTTCCCAATCAGCATCGTTCTGTATAACTGACATTGTAGCTTCGTGTTTTGCTTTAGCTTGATCAGCTTTGTTAGACAAGTAACCTTTAGCTAAATCAGCAACTGGGCCAAGCAGAGCGGTGAAGATAGACATTATTTTTTACCTACAAGATTCTGAATGGTGTCTGATTCATATATCCTTATGCCTAGCCAGATAATAGTGAACAAAGAAGCCA